GGATAAAGAACACAAGTAATCCAAGCAACGTAACAGATTCCGCACACATATTTGCCAAGGACGATGGTTCAACATCAGAAGTATATGTGAGGGATGAAGCGGGCAACGAAACTAAAATATCACCACACAACAGAGCGGGTCAGTGGGAATACTTCTCTAGAAATGTCAACACTGGCAAAGTGTTCAGGGTCAACATGGAAGAATTGATTGCAGAAGTAGAAAAACTTTCAGGCAAGAAATTCATACAAGACGAATAATGACAATCAAGGAAAGGCTCTACAAGTTAGAGCAAAAGATCAACCTATTGATGAACAATCATCTCACGCATCTTGACAGCAGGATACGTAGGAACGAATGGTTGTTGTATACCATATTGATGTTCTTGATTGGTATCAGTTGGAAGGTCATGTGGACCTAGGGTACCACTTCCTCTTACACCATCCACACGTCGCTCTCCAATTACTCATTCTCACAGCAGTAAAAATTTTAGGTGCAGGACAATCCACATCCGCACAGTGACAGGTCCTCTGACCAGACTGCACCTTGTTCAACACGAAGTTGCAGGTGTGTGGAGTTCCTGAACACACACGCATTCCTGGCTTACGACCGCGTGTCCTCTTGCCAGTGGTCTTGCTGACATGGATGCGATGTTCTTCGCATTTAAAATGTCCAAATTGTTTCAGTTTAGTGTAGAAATTTTTCAATGTGCTGGTTGTCCCATAACAAAAGGCACTACGTTAAGAAATGAGGACTCACCAGCACATCTTTAAGGAGAAAGTAAAACAATGTCAGTAGTAATTTACTTTCTACTTGTATTTATTAACGACTATTTACAACCACTCTGTTTTGGCTTGTATAGGGACTAACTGCGTTAGTCCAACAAAGACTCGTAAACTCGTCTTTGTTAATCTTCTTGTTCTATAAATTACACTTGGATTGAAGTCACAAGACGGCTATGAACAAATCTTGATATAAAAAAAAGATCTGCCATAACCGTCTCCTGTGCTTGGTCTCGCACAAGTTAAAGATTGTATCCAAGGTAGTAACGGATTCTCTTGAAAACTCCTATACAGATACCGCGGCCCCGCAACGCACGATCGTACATCTTTCCTTCGATCGCATACGGTAAGGTCCGTTAGCCGTCATATTATAACCTTACGTTAGCCACTGGTTAAGACTTGGCTTTGTCTTTGAGTATAAAAAAATTGAAATTGGTTTTGTTTCTTTTGTGCCTAGATTGTTGTGCCAGTTGTCTTTGTCTTTTTCTTTTTATCCTTCTTACTTCTTTTGGAGAAAGTGCCATGATGTCTTTGCTGAATTGTTTCTGCCATTTTGCTATTTGTTTTTCGTGATGTCGTGCCTGGTAAGCCTGTAAGTTATTGATGTCTCTTTGTTGTTGTGTAATGTGTGCCATTGTTGCTATTATATATCACAAACTCAAAAAAAGGGGTTGTTTTTTGGATCAATCATAAGTATTATTATAAAAAGAAAGGCACTTATGATAAAAATAAAATACAAAGACATTGTTAAAAAAGGTTTGAACAATAACCAATACTACGATCAATCAGATGACGACAGGATTAAACTTGTGCAACATCTTAACCAAATAACTTATTTGAACATCTACAGAACAGAAGAGTTCCAAGACGACAAGGATTGGAAAATATTCAATGAGGAAATGATACAACCAGTGAAGTGGGCCAAAGGTCAACATCGTTGGAAACCCAGCGTTAGGGATATGTTGGCTCAATGTGTCAACACAGGATCAATTTCTTACAATGGAGCACCTGCTAGATTCAGTGTGAAACAAGTGGATAACTTCAACAAGTGCTGTGATATAATTGCGGCAGTATGGAACAAGACAGCAAACAGCAAAATCAGTGCTGACGAGTTCAAAGTTGAAATGGCACAGGAACAAGATCAACAGGATAAACTGGCACATTTGAGAAAGTTTATTGAATCAAAAAAACCAAATCAACCAAATCAACCAAATCAACCAAATAGACCAAACTGATATGCAAGACAACGAAAAATATAATGACAACAGAAATATGTTTATTAGGGCATTGTTAGGTATACCACCAAAAAGACCAAAACAAACAAAAAAAGAAAGGAAACATAATGACAATAAAAAAGACACCAAACAACAGATTGAAAAAACTCTTGAAAGACCTGGACGAGACACAGACAAAAGGTGACCGGAAAGAAAGAGCAGAAAACATTTTGAAATTGATCAGAAGCAGATCAATTGAATCAGAAATTGATGAAATGTTAGACAGGCACGCAAAGTTGTGTGCAAAGGTCTTTTTAGACAAAATATTTAGAGCGATCATTAGCAACAAATAAATAGTTGTGTGTTTAAAGACACTCTTGTGTCATCAAGGGTCATTTATACACGTGCTCTTATAAGAGGGGGTTGCAGTTCAAATTTGTGGCCAAATTTAAAACAGCCCCCTTTTCAAACTTCCTTTTTTTACCCAACATAAATACTTGCACTTAAGGCTTTCGAGATAGAGACTTAGGCATATCAGCACCCTAGAGTTCGTCATGGTTCGCTAGGGTGCCAACTTAAAATAACAGAAACAAAAAGGAAAAAATATGAAACAATTTGACGACAGAGAACTTGTGTTAATCGCACAAATAATAGATCAATCATCACAGAGAGGTTTGTTCAAAGGACCAGATCTAAAAATTATAGGTGAACTATATCAAAAAGTAGTTGATATGTTACCAAAACAACCACAACCACAACCACAACCACAGGATGTTGCTACAGATGCCAAAGAATAGAGTAGAACAAGAGTGGTTAAACATATTGAAAGGATTTGCTGATGGCTACTGGAAGAAAGAATTGGAAGAAGCACATAGTCTCTTTGATACACCGTATCCAGACAAAACTGAAAAAGATTATATCAAGAAAACCACGTTCCTAGACAACGGAAAACGTGCTAAATTGATGTTGCTGAAATACCTAGCACAGGCATCATCTGGTGCCGTGCATCCAACAGGTATGAATAACACGGAAGAAAAAAGCGAAGCGGCAAAACTTCTCAAACTAGCACAAACAAGGCTTGATAAAAAAGCAAATGAGTAATGTCCAAAATACCATTCAAAGTATTTTTAGACACGCTGAACATTATCAGTAATCAAACAACTCCACCCGTACATCAAGAGATATGTGATTGGTTAGAAAACACAGATCACCTGCCTAGACGAGGATTCCAAATGTTTAGGCACGGTGGTAAATCTTTTATCATAGGTGCTTATGTGTGTTGGAAACTATATCATGATCCCAACTGGAGTTGTTTGCTGATATCAGCCAAACGTAATCTAGCACTACGTAACAGTCTATTCATACGTAACATGATAGAAACACACCCTTTGTTACAGGATATGAAAAGTGATCTGTATCAATGGAAAGCAGAATCATTCACAGTTGAAAGACCAATAATGCAATTGAACCCCAGTGTAACTGTTAGTTCATTAGGTGCATCATTCACAGGATTTCATGCTTCGAGTGTGATTGCAGACGATATTGAAACTTCGGACAACACCATAACCAATGATCAACGAGATAGGATCAAAGAACGTGTTGCTGAATTTGGAAAACTTGCAAATCAAATACTTGTGGTAGGCACACCGCATTGTGAGGAAACAATATACAATCATTTGGAAGATGTTGGTTACGAATTCAAACGTATACCAGTGGTCAGAAAACGTGATGTGATACAGGAGGACAGCACAGTTGCCGAAGAGGATTATCTTGCTTGGGACGACCACCCGGACAAGATGTTCACTTATGAATGGTTGGATCAACAGAAAAGAGAAACAACAGAAGGTGACTTCAACTCACAATATATGTTGATACCACAATCAACTTATCAACCGTTGGTACAGTTGGAGAACATAAAATATTACAAAGATGAATTCCAGTGGCAAACCATAGCACAACCTTTTGGCAATGACCTACACACCTGCAAACTTGGCAGACACAACATAGAACGTGTGTGTTCATATTGGGATCCTGCACAAGGTTTGAGCGGTCGAGACAACAGCGTGTTGTCCATATGTGCCAGAGACAGCGAGGGCAACACTTTTGTACATGACATCAAAGTGCTGTCAGCGGTGGACAAAGAAACAAAAGATTTTACAGAACAATGTAGAGAGATAATTCATGCCTGTGCATATCATAAGATCAGTCACGTGTATGTGGAAGAAAACTTTTCTGCAACGTTGGCAAATGAATTGCGTAAGGTAGCGAGAGAACTGAAAGTGATGGTACAAGTTGTTGCAGAATTTAGATCAAAAAACAAAATGGTGTTCATTGCACAGACACTTGAACCATTAATAAAAGTTGGCCGTATGTATGTACATGAAAGGGTAAAAAACAACACACCGTTTATGGATGAATTGCAGGCATTTCCACAACCGAGAGTGCATGATGACTGCATTGACGCAACCAGTGGTGCCATCAGTCAGTTGCCTAATTTGGCCGTAGATGTTTCGAAGGTTGCCAAGGTATTCAACCCCTTACAACGCTCTGGAACCAGTTTTAAAATCAACTGATGCCATAAATAATTGGACGATCAAAGTTATTTATAATATAATAACACACACGCGAAAAGGAGGCTTACACGCTAAAAGATTATGAAGGTTTATTCAAAATTAGTTTGGGACAAAGATTTCAACGTCATAGAAGAATTATCATCGGAGTATGAAGGTCCGGTAACACAGATGATGTGTAGCCCCCCTCCACCACCACCACCACCACCACCACCAGCACCTGCACCTGCTCCGGCTCCGGCTCCGACTGGACCTGGTAGAGCAAGATTCACAGGACAAACAAGACAAGCGGCCGCTAGAGGTAGAGGTGTGTTAATTACTCAAAGACAAGGTGCTTTGGGTGTACAAGATGAAGAATTGGGTGCGGCACCACAAAGAAGAAGTTTGTTGCAACCAGCAATACAAACAGCACAAAACGTAATTAGACTTATAGGAGGTGGATATTAATGTGTGTACCAAGAATGCCAGACATGCCGAGTGCAGATGAACAGGCTAGACAACAATTAG